CTCACATCATTCCATTGTATGCGAAACACAGCGTCTCGGCCTAGGCCAAGGCGCTGCCATTGAAGTGATGTGAGATAGGCGCCCGCGGCGAATAGCGCCTGACCCACCGGGTTGCCGTACGTGTGCCCTCGATCGAAAGAAACGTCCAAATACACCGTATACGGCTCGGCCACCGTACCGCCGCCTGCACCAGCCTCCATGTCTACCAGAAACTGCCGGAAAATTAGTCTATTCCCGTCCGCCACCAGATGCGGCCACGACCGCACCCGCTTTACCGGACCGCCGAAGTCGTTCTGCTGCGACAGGTCCAGCGCATAGAGGTTGCCGTTCTGCCAGTCGCCGATCACCACCTCGCCGAACGCCGAGAGCGCGCAATTCGCCCGATGGCGATGCTCGTTGCCGTTGGTGTCGATCCAGGCCAACTCGTGCCACAGGCTGGTTGACTTATCGAAGACCCAAGTCTTGTCCTCGCTCGGGAACGTCAGCACGTAGAACATATGACCGGCGAGTTGATACGTCATGCCGATGGCATCGGAAATCGTGGCATAACCGGCGATCTCGGCCTCGATGGCAAACGTGGAAATCCGCTTGACCTCGTAGCCGGCACCCTCGACCACGATGCCCTGGCCCTCGCGGGTCTGCGACAGCCAGTAAACGGCATTGTCCACCGTGGCGACCGAGTATTTCGCGGCGCAGCCGTGCGGGATGAACACGCCGGCCTGCTCCTGAAACGGGAAGTCGGCCGCCCCGGTGTTGTACCAGACCTCGGTGGATTGCGTGCCGAGCAGCCAGATCTGACGCTTTGCGACGCAGAGCGTCACCAACCGATCGCTGTAGCTTTGCTTGTTGGCGAACCACAGCGGATCGAACGTCGTGGCGAGGCTGTCAGAACTGATGAACTGCGGCGTGCCAGGCACGTTGAACAGCAGATAGGTGTCGAGGTAGTCCACCCGGTCGGCGCCGCGGAATGAGCCTGTCGTGTCGGAGATCTGCGAAAAGGTGTTGTTGCTCAGGTCGATCTGCCAGCCGTTCGGCGTGCCGTCCACGATCACCAACGTGAGGCCATTGTCCGCCATGCTGACGGGCGTTGTGATGCCCACGGTGATGCTACCCACCAGGGTCCACGCCCACGCCTGGGTCACGCTGTAGATGCCGCTGCCGGCGCACACATAGAGTGTGCCGTTAGGCGCCAGCCGCGCGCCGCGGATCGGGCCTTGAGGCGCGGTGGACAAGAGCCGCAGGCCGGGCGTGGGATAGTACGTCGTGAGGGTGGATGCGGCGGCCAGCAGGCGGTTGCCGGTCAGCGCCGGATGCACCGGATCGCCCTGCCCCGCCGGCATGGCCTCGCCGTAGAGGTTCAGGCAACGCTGTGCTGCGGCGATTACGCTGCGTGCCTGATAGGCCCCACCCAAGAGCGCCACGCGCGGCATCAAGTATTCACCACGCGCCACCACCCATGAAGCCCTGCGACGATCCCGCCGCGATGCCGCTACCGCGCCGGCCGGTGCCGACCACGCCCGCCAGCGACAATTCGGGGATCTGCGAATTAGCCGTGCGGATAGTCGCCAACGCCGCCTTGGACAACGCCATCAGCGACGGCTCCGGCGGCAACCCGTAGACCGGGCGCAGCATGCAGGCGAGGCTGTAGACAATGGCCTGGGTGTATTCGAGTGGCACCATGAGCGGTGTGGTGAGCGTGAGCGTCGGCGACAGCGCGGTTTTGGTGGCAACATGCAGTTCCCACTGCGTCGCCTGCGGGATCGGCCAGAAGTGCAACACGCCGAACGGCCACGCGGAATCAAGGAACACTGCCGCCGGAAAGGTGCTCAATCCCTTGAGGACAATCTGGTTGTAGTCCTCGCGCGAGCCGATGATCTGCAGCGGGTAGTCCAGAAGCAGCGGCTGTTGTGATGCATCTGTCTGCGTGGACGAGGTGACGAGCATGCGCGCAAAGGCGCTTTCGATGCGGTCAGGTCGCGCGGTGTGGAAGTTGGCGCCTGGTCCGATGGTGTAGGATGCAGCGCCGGTGGAGACGATTGACGTATCGGCCAGCGCCCAGACCAGCCAGCGGCGCCGCTGCCACTGTGCCAGCATCATGTTGAGATGATCGAGGGCCGCGTAAACGTCCTCGGCGTAGATGGTCTGTGACAGGCTCGCGGCACCGCTGTTGAGCAGCGCCAGCCGGGCCACATCACCAGCGGTAAGCGTGACGCCGGCCGTCGTGGGCACACCGACCGGGCCAACGCCAATCGAGAGAAGGCCGACCGCGCTGGTGCCAACCGGCGTGTCAGATGCGCTCATACCGTCACCGTCTCAATGAAGGGCCACGCCCAGGCATCGATGGTTTTCGCTGTGCCGTTCCAGCCGGCCGGATAGAGCGCGCTGGACGGCCCCTGCATCACGAGGTTGCCGCCGACGCCGGATGAAATACCGGGGTTGGGTCCGCCCGGCCCATACCAGGCGTATGAGACTTCAAGCGCGTCGCCGACGTTCAGCGTCTCAGCGATCGTCAGCAACACGTTCATGCCGCTGATCGCTGGCGTCACCGTCAGATCGGTGCCACCGCGCTTCACGTGAAATCCGTTCTGCGGCCATGCCTTGATCCCGTCGTCGGCATTGGACTGGAACGACATCACGGCAGTTGCGAAGTCCGGCCCGGTGGGACGTGCGAACGGCACGGTGATGACCTGTCCGCTGCGGGTGATCGCCCCGCCAGTCAGCGGGCGCCAGAGCGGCGTCCACTGCACCCCTTTGTCCTGCACGCACCAGCGCGCATATCCCTCGACCTCGCCCCAGCGCGACGAGCCGTAGTCACCAGTGTGGATGTTGTCACCGCCATTGAACTGGTAGGCGTAGCTAGGCCCAGACGCATACACACGACCGGAGTAGGGTCCGCCCATACCAGGCGCGTTCTTGCGGGCAAACGACTGCGTGCCGTCCACGGTGTCGGTATTGACCGTCGCGGTGGACACCTGCGACGGCAGCGACAGATACAGCTTTAACGGCACCGGATTGAGGTTCAGCGCATCGAATTGCACCAGCATGTCGGTGAGGTCGGCTTCCTTGCCGGCCCGCGTGCCATCAGCCGAACCGCCCTGGGTGTAACCCACCGACGAAATCAGTGCGTTGGTATAGTTGATGGTCGGGAACGCACCCTTGCCGGGCGGAATGGCGTTAAGGATCGCCACCATATTGGTCCAACTCACGCCCTGGCCGACCATGGCGCGCGAAGTCACCGTCTGCGGTAAGCCGAGCAGATATGTGCCGACACCACCCGGCGTGCCGTCGATCTGCTGTTGGATGATCGAACCGGCGGGCAGTGTGCCGCCCGCGATCACCTGATTGACCGCCAGCGAGCCGGATGCAATCGCGCTGACCGCCATAATCCCCTGACTGCACGAGGCAGTGAATGATGCCGCTGGGCTGGTGCCGGTGAACGCCGCGGTGATCGAGGTAAAGGTCAGCGCCGTCTGGTAAGTGCCAACACCCCCAGGCGTGAGTTGCTGTACGCCAAGGTCGTCGGGATTGTCCGCACGCAAATGCTCCGGCATCTCGGCATCGGCGGCCAGTGTCAGATTGGCATACACCCGCGTCTGTGCGTTCACCCCTGCCGCGACAATCGGCTGACCGCCTGCGACATATCCCGATGTCAGGCTTTCCACAGTCAGCGTCAGGCCGGAGATCGAGCCGACAAACGATGATCCAGGCGCCAGACCGCCGCCGCCACCGCTATGCCATGTGCTGCCCGGATAGGCGGTGCAGAACTCCAACGCTGGCGGCAGCGGTGTCAGGCCATCGCGTATGCGAAGCAGCTGCTGCGCGAGAACAGCGCAACGTCCCTGCATAAAATAGTCGCCGGCCTTGTAGTTGGTGGTGCCGACCGGCACGCCGCTGAGGCTGATGCCGGCACTGCCAGGCATCGGGCCAGGACCAAGGAACGCGCCGAGGCTAGCGACCAGAAATGCGATTGGGCCATTCGGGTTCAACCCAAAGCCACCGAACGAATAGAACGAATTGCTGCGCCACGACTGGCCGTAGGATATGTGCCCGTCGAGCACTACCGGCGGCACGGCGATGATCGGCGACAGAGTTGGCGAATAGGCCAGCATCAGAACCGCAGCCGGACCATGCCAGGATTGCCGGCCCCGCCGGGGAAGTTCTGGCCGCCGCCACCGCCGCCGCCGCCATAGCCATTTGGCGGCGGACTACCGGCGGAGGGCGTGGTGCCGTTGCCGCCGCGCCCGCCGTCACCGAACACGGTGCGTGCGCCACCGCCGCCGCTCGCGTTGCCAGAGCCACCGGAATTGCCGCCGAACGGGCCGAATCCAGAATTGCCGCCGAGTGCGGCGGCGCTTGCCGTACTGCCGCCACCACCGCCGCCGGCACCGCCGAGATAGCGTAGATTGAGCGAGGTCAGCGAATTGGCACCCGCCGCAGCAGCAGCACCGCCAGCGCCCTG